CTGAATGGGCCTGGCCTCACAAGAGACACTATTGACATCACCGCGCATGATGCAACCGACAATTGGCGCGACTTCATCAAGGGCCTGAAGGATGGTGGTGAAATCTCACTGACGATCAATTATCTAGCAGACAACGCTACGCATGATGCTTCTACGGGTTTACTGGAGGACTTCAGCGACGACACCACAAATACCACGTGGGAGCTAGAGATTCCAGCACCTGGTGGGCCTGTATCGTGGACATTCTCCGGCATCATAAGCGGGTTCAATCCGTCGTTCCCCGTTGAGGGTGCGGTGACCGCCGATGTGACAATCAAAGTTTCCGGCAAGCCGACGCTGGCATAGGAGTGATGATGGATTACTATCTGATAGCACCACAACCACCGAATGGTGACGATGACGCGATTATTGCGAAAGCGCGATTCGATATTCTACAGGTGACGCTCACAGAGGACGACATAGACTTTGCGAATGTAAAATTCGGCCAATATGCCGGTGTACGCTGCGCTTTCGTGCCTGCTCAGGGCGAAGCGGTGCAGAAATATCGGCGTGGCAATGGGCCGTACATTCATGTAACCGATGCGGAGGTGGAATCCGCCGCAGAACCAGAACCGGAGGAGTAATATGACCGATATTCCGAGAGCGCATGACGATCCGCCTATCGTGGAACCGGAGCAGGTAATAGCACAGGCTGTGCCGGATGTGAGGATTCTTGGTGCGAAGGACATCCTCGAAGCGCCCGCACCAGAAATGGAGCTAGTGAGTGTGCCAGAATGGGGCGGCGCGGTATTCGTCCGTCCGATGACCGGTACTGAGCGTGACAGCTTTGAAGCCAGCATTATGCACGAAGTTAAAGGTGCGAACGGCAAGACTGAATGGAAGCCGACATTTGACAATCTGCGTGCGCGGCTATGTGTGCGGTGCATGTGCGACGCCCAGGGTAATCGCCTATTCGCGGATGAACAAGCAATAGTGCTAGGCCGCACATCGGCCAAGGCATTGGACCGCGTGTATTCTGTAGCACAGAAACTCAATGGCGTAACCGATGCTGACATCGAAGAGTTAGCAAAAAATTCCGAGGGAACCGATTCCGACGGTTCATCTTTGAGCTAGCCATTGCTCTCGGAATGACTCCCGGCGAGGTGTTGGCAAAGCATAATAGCCGGGAGCTCAGCGAGTGGATAGCCTTCGCACGTGTCGAGCCATTCGGCTTGTACCGCGCGGACGTGAGATCGGCAATAATCGCGTGTGTGATAGCTAATGCGAACCGCGATCCTAAAAAAAAGAGTAGCTTGTTCAAGGTGGAAGACTTCATGCCGAAGTTTGAGCCAGAGCCGGAGATGAGCACAGACCAGACCGTGAGCTTCATCGAGGCGCTGAACGCGGCGCTCGGTGGCGAAGATAATCGCCAAAAGGGAGATGGTAATGGCGACGATAGCTGACATGATAAGGGTATTCAGGCGGCCACCAAACGCCTCAATAGCTTCGGCAAATCGGCTAAGTCGATGGGTAAGACTCTTGCGCCGGCCACAGCTGCTCTCGGTGCGATGATGTGGGAAGCTACCCGCACGGGCGATCAGTTCCACAAAATGGCAATTCGCACGGGCGAGAGTGCCGAGGAACTGTCTGCGTTGGCACACGCTGCCGACTTGAGTGGATCGAATATTGCTACCGTGGAGAAGGGCCTGCGGTACATCCAAGCGGCGGCGGTTGACTTTACGCGGGGCATAGGTGAAGCGAAAAACGCATTCGAGGAATTGGGCATCACTGTCACGAATGCCGATGGCTCGATGAAAGGCAGCGTGGAAATGATGACCGACGTTGCCAATGCACTTCAAGGCGTGGATGATGAAACCCGCAAGGCTGCACTGGCAATGGACATCTTTGGTATGCGTGCCGGCCCACAGATGTTACCACTACTGCAACAGGGCGGTGCAGGTATCCGTGATATGATGGATGAAGCGAAGCGTCTCGGCATCGCAATCAATGATGAATTCGCAGCCGATGCAGCAGCGTTCAACGACCAGATGAGTCGGCTAAAAGGATCATTCATTGGTGCGGCGCGATCCATCATAGGCGATCTGTATCCAGCCATCACGAAGATTGCTACGGCTATCACGAATATGTCCGCAGGCACTAAACGGGCAATAGCTGTGACGGTCGCATTTGCGGGTGTGATAGGACCTATGCTTATATCACTCGGTCTCATGGCGACAACGCTCAGTGCGTTGCTATCGCCGGTGACACTCGTTGTGGCAGCATTCGCCGGACTAGTGGCAGCAGGGGTATTGGTGTATCGCAATTTTCATCGAACGGGCAAGAATCTCGCTAATCTATGGCAGCAGATCAAAGAGCGCATCCTGACACCCGTAGCCGACATTGCGAAAGGGCTGTGGAATTGGCTGGTGGTGGCACTCGACAAGATACGCGCAAAGGTATGGGAAATTATAGAGAAAATCGCCGAACCATTCGTCTGGCTATACAACAAGATCGTGGACCTATTCGGCGGCGAGGCTATTGATGGCTTTATCATCGGTGCTACGAGTGCTATCACAGGTGGACTTGCCGGCTCAGTTGCGGCGGCTGCCAATGTGATTGATATACTCGCCGATCAGACGAGCGGGTTCTTCAGTGATCTCGGCGCAGATGCCAGAGATGCAGTGACCGATGTGCAGGCGGCGTTTGCACGGTTGCAGGGATTCCTAAATGGCACAGCGGCCAACATCCCAGCAGCACAGGGTCTTATCCCAGTACAGCGGGCTGCTAATGGCATGGAATATTTGCCAGAGATAGATTATGACGGTATCGACGAGGGCATAACTGCAATAGATGAATCACTCGCCCGCACCACCGAGTCTGTGCAGGGCTTTGGCAACTATTTCCAAAACACATTCGAGCAAATGGCAAATAGTTACAATGATCTCGCAGGGGCCGCCACGCGATGGGCGCGATGGACTATAATTCAAATGTCCGCCGTAATTGCCAAGGCGATTGTACTACAGGGCATTCCAAGGGCGCGGCATCTCTTGGTAGTACAATTATAACGGGCATCAAAGGCATATTCGGCATGGCCGAAGGCGGCATTGTGACGCAGCCAACGCTGGCGATGATAGGCGAAGGTGGCGGGCCGGAGGCGGTGATCCCGCTTGACAAGCTCAACTCAATTGGCGGACGTGAGACTACGATCAACACAGTGGTGCAAATTGACGGGCGTGAGGTGGCAACCGCAACTGGTCGGTATCTGCCCGAGGTGATGGCAAGGAGGGGCCGGTGAGGCTGTATATAGATACCGAATCGAGCAATGTAGACCGCTACGTATATCTCAGTGAAATTGATCCTATCCGTCTTACCCGCGAAATAGACGGACGCGGCGCATTGCAATTCAAGATGAGAGGCAGCTACACAACGCTAAGTAATGACCTCCAGCCCGGGCTCGGTGTTAATCTTGAGTACCCTAACGGCACAAGCATCTTTTGCGGTGTAATCGACACAGTAGATGAGACTGAGGCCACGATCATCAGTACACAATTCGACGTATGGTATACCGTCAATTGCATCTCCTATGCTTCATGGCTTGATCGTCGTATTGTCCGCAAAGTATGGGAAAATACGACTGTCGGTGAAATACTTGATGACCTCTTTGCGGACTACTGGACAGCCGAGGGATTCAGCGAGGGAACTATTACATCGACGGTGCATGACACGACGCTGGACAAGATTGAGTGCATTTATCAGCCATCGTCGTACGTCTTGGATCAGATCGGACGGTTGACGAATTCGCAGTGGCGTGTGAATCCTGATAAATCCATTGATGTGCGCAGTGGCAGTGACTACGGCACGATAGCAGGAGGCAAACCGAGCGACTATAGGAACCTCCGTGTGCATCGTGATCGCGATCGTTATATCAATAAGGTGTATGTGGTTTCGCCCACAAATGTTATCACTGATGAGTTTACGGGCGATGCTAGCACGCAAACGTTCTATACGAAATATAAAATCATTTCGCCATCATTTCGCCGGTCCATGTCTATGTAGCTGATGAAGATGGGAACAATCGCTATAAACGGCGCGCATCGACCGATTACGACGACACGATCACCATTGCAAGCGCGATAGCTGGCGCATCGGAATCATTCAGTAATCAGCCCGGTGACCTGGGTGACACAATCAAGATTAAGAGCACAGACGTGAGCGATACGTCTGACGTAACAATTATTTATGAGGATATGTCTGGGCAGGTGACGACGCAGACTGTGTCTCTCAATGGCACAACCCTTGTGACCTTTCCCGAAATCGCCAGATACATCTATGCAGCCTACGTGGAAGATATTGCCTACGGTAATATCACTGTATATCGCAATGATGGTACGACTGCGATCTGTACCATATCAAGCGGTACATCGAGCATCGGAGTGGAGCCAGTGAGCGACTCAGATGACATATTTATCAAGCCTTATGTCGTTTCT